AGGCCCAAGAGCTTCAAGCCGGTGACGTAAGCCTTCTCCCACTCCTTGCGAGAGTTGCGGTCGTTGTCGATGTCGCCATCCAAGTCGGAGACCATGAGCTGGATGGAGCTCTCTGGGAGGTATTCGGCGAGGTTGGCATCGAAATCATTAACGCTGGGTTCGGCCTTCTCGATGCTGATCTTAAGACCACCCATGTCAATGTTGACTGCCTCGGGGTCGATGATTTCAATCTCGATCGGCTCCTCTTTTATGGCAGCTGCGTCGATGCCCATGGGTTGTTGGTAGAGAGCTTTGTCAATGTTCGTTGCCATGTTTACACCTTAGTAATATGCCGCTCGTCTGCGGCGGAGGTTTGGCTGATCTTCTTCGTCGCTATCGAGACTGATGAAGCCGCCGCGCCTGAATCTGAGCAATGCTTGGCTTGTTGAGTCAACAAGGTCGTCATGATCGCCATTGGGGAAGGATGCAAGCTCTTCCATCAATTCATCCGCCCACCTTGTATCCGGGCACCAGACAACCCCAGAGGCAAAGAGATCGGAGATCGCGTTTACACGCGCAATCTTATCGCTTCCCTTGCTCGGTGTGTACTCCGAAACAGGAACGCCGATCTGTCGGAGTTCATAAATCAACGGAGCGCCAGAGGCGCGTTTTTCAATGATGAGGGTGTCAGGTTCCCACTCTTGGTAAAGCTCAAGGGCTTTTTGCTTCAGCTCCGGGAACTCCATGCGCTGTTTAAACGAGTCAAGGCAGATGATGTTGGGCTTCATCTCGCCCCTTTGGTTGGGTTGGTCGAAGACTCCCCATGTGGTGCAGGCCGAATAATCGGACCGGTTTGACTTCTCAAAGGCCGTATCCCAGCTCTGGATGATGTAGTCGCATGACGGAGCGACTTCCGACTCCCAGACCCGCCAGCTTTCGCGCTTGATGATCGCGTTTTCCTGTGAGGTGGGATTCTGTTGGTACTGGGCTTCCCACTTGTAGACTGGAATCTCGGCCTTGATGGCTTCCAGTTCTTCCTTCTTCCAAAACCCGGGCCACAGCGGGGTGCCCGACGGCAGAAGGGCGGGGAACTCGATAACCTCCCAGTCGTTTACACCGTCTTTTTCCGAGTTCTTCAAGATTTGGCCGGTCAGGTCCCTCTTGGACCATCGGGTCATCACAATGATGATGGCACCACCGGGCTGAAGACGCTGCCGAGGGCCGGATGTGTACCACTCATACACATTGTCAAAGACTGCGGGGTTTCCCTGTTTGGCTTCTTGTTCCGAATGGGGGTCGTCAATGATCAAAAGGTCTGCGCCCTTACCGGTTACCGCACCGCCCACACCGATAGCGAAGTAGTCACCACCCTTGTCCGTGTTCCACCGGCCGGCTGCCTTTGAATCGGAGGACAGCTTCGTATCAAACACCCGGGAGAACGCCTCAGAGGAAACCAAGTTCCTCACCTTACGGCCAAAACCCACAGCCAGCTCTGCGGTGTGAGCAGTCTGAATGATCTTCTTCTCAGGGTATTTACCTAGAAACCAAGCAGGTAGCAGGTAGGAAGCAAACTCGGACTTGGTGTGCCGAGGAGGCATGTTGATGATCAACCTCTTCAGCTCTCCCTTGGCGACGCGCTCAAAAGCGCTCGCCATGATCTGGTGGTGTTTACCGGAAATAAACCCCGGCCACATGTGGGATGCAAAGTAAATAAACGACTCTTTGCACTTCTCAATCCTGTCGTACTCCAAAAGCATCATGATCTTCGCACGCTCAAGATCATCCACCAACGGAATTAGCTCCCGGTACTTCTCCACCTCTGCGCGAGTCATCATAGAGAAGCTACCCCGCGAACACTGCGGTCAATCAGTTTGATCGAGTTGAATTTGTACGGCTTCACCACGAGTAACCCCTCATCCTTCAGGATGTGCACCACACGGTGAATATTCGATTTACTCTTCAAACCCAACCCACGTGCAATCACCGAATACGACGGAGCCACTCCGTGTAAACGTACATACGCCTTGATGAAATCCAAAACAAGCTGATGACTCGCGTTCATCGGTTCCTCCGTTTAAACAAGTTTACACCCAATCAGAACGTTCGCAAGGGTCTTTCAAAAAATATATGTACCCCCGGGGGGTGGGAATTTGGGAAGTGACGGGGGGTGTCTGGGAAAACATATTCGTTTGTGTGGATTAGAGCGTATAGCGTAGCCGGGCGGCTGGGTCGCATCGGGCCGGGTGGGGGGTGGGTGGGGGTCGCCGGGATGACTGTAGAGGGAGCGTTTACACGCCGCCCTTGCGCTTGGGCATAGGCTTCACGTTGTCCAACAGCTTCAAGTGCCCCGACAGTTCACGTCTCAGTTGCTCTGCGCTGGGTTTCTCTGCTGTCTCTTCCTTCGCTATCTGGAACATTCCTGCCGCCCTGCCCATCAGTTCGAGGGCTTTCAACCGACTGCCCTCTTGCTTGGCCCCTTTAGTCAGTGCCAACAACTCTTTGAGCACGTACCGTTTGGTCGCCGCTGTGTCCTCTGCCAGCACTTCGACTGTCTCACCCCACGCCTCTTGCAAGGCGCTTTGTATGCGTGGATCACGGCTCAGTCTGTAGGCCGCACTGGTGATCACCTGATCCGATCCCTTGGCGTTTGGGTATGCGTCTCGGTAGGCTTGGCGCATGGTTTTCCCAGAGATAAGCCCCTTCGTGAATTCCATCGCTGATGCCGTCAAGGGTTGCACCCTCTTGTATTCCTCTGTGCCTTTTGGCTTTCCATCCACTCTCATCTGCGGTGGTTCTGCGTGAGCGGCTAACCGTTCCGCTTCGCTCAAGACCGGGCCTTCATCCTCACCCTCGTCCTCATTCAGGTGCGCCGCTTCCAATGCCGCCAGCAGTTCGTCTTTCGTGGCCCTCCCGGGCCTTTGTGTATCGCTCATTGTTTCGCTCCTGTGGTTTCGACCAGTCTGTTTAAACGTCCAGCACCGTTCGCACGCCGGAGTCTACCAGAGCCCCGATCGTATGTCCAAGCCACCTACCCCTTCACCCACCCTCGATCGCCCGTTTAAAGCACTTGTGCGATGAAAAGGTACTACAAAGTTGTCCACACCAATCCACAACGACCTGTTGATAAGTTGAGTTATCCACAACGTCCTGTGGATACTGTGGATAAGTTTCTTAATACTTTTTCATCGCACAACGGCCTTGTCGGCCCTGTATTGATCACACCATAAGAGCACCTGATCCCTGCGTCTCACCCCTTACGTCAGCACCCGATGGCTGGCCCTCAACCCAATAACCCTACAGTTTGCTCAGGTATCTATTGACCCCCTGTTTAAACTAGTGATATGATTCAGCCATGCACTAGCAATAGTGCTTCACCGAACAGCCCGGTATACGGTTGGTCTGAGGCGAAACCCGGAGGAAGTCCGGGAGCAAGTCAGGCAAGGTTCAAGCCTTGCACCGCTGTTTGGCGGTAGAGCAAACAACAAAGTCAACCGATGCCCATTCATTGAGTGGGCATCACTGGATTTTGTTCAACAACCGGAGAGACGACATGACTGAAAACCAAACCGCCGCACAGAAACTCGCAACCATCTGGGTCAAGACCGCACTGGCCCAAGCCAATGACGAGTTCGTCCACAACCCCAACAGCGCCAACTGGAACCGGGTGCAACGTGCCATGCTGACCTTCCAGCAGTTTGAGTACACCACCCGCACCAAGCGTGACGTGGTGGAACTGCTCCAGCAATTGGAGCAAGCCCCCATCACCGACTGGCAGGACTTGATCTGCCTCCACGCTCTCGACCTGTCCTGCGCCGATGCCCTTAACACCTACGCCTGAACGGAGACCAGCCATGTACCAGCAAATGATGGACACCTTCCGCAACAAGATGCGGGAATATGACGCCGCCCAGTGCAAGCGAGCAATGGACGATGTCTACGAGACCCTCTCCCTGCACAAAGACCCGACACCGTACCAGCAAAAACTGCTGTGCGAGTTGGATGCCATCCGTGATCGTCAACGTCAACTTGGAGCCCGACCATGAGAAAACAATTCATCGAGTGCAAAACCTACCGAACCGCCTACAAACGTGCCCCGTGGGCCTGTGCTGTTGCACGGGCAACTGGCGGGTTTTGGGCATTTGAATCTGCTGATGACTACACCAACTGGAAAAAACAATCATGACCAAAAAACAAATCATCAAAGAGGCGGCACTGACCGCCGCCCTGTTCGCCCTCATCGGCTCGGCAATCACCGTCAAGCTTGCCCTGTTCGGGTTCTTTGGGTGACCGCCATGACCATCTCAACAATTGACGCCGTGATGATCGCCGAGGGTGTGACCGAGGTTGAAGACCAAGACACCTACATCGAGGCGTGGCAACTACTGATCGACACGGGCCTTGCGTGGCAACTGCAAGGCTTCTTTGGTCGCACCGCCCAGCACCTCATTGAAAGTGGCATCTGCCACCCCAAAGGATGATTTCAGCCACTAGCCCAGCTTGCTGGGCCTGTGAGTGCAATCCCAAACGGAGAGAAACCATGTACGACATCACACAAAAAGGCGTTAACGAAATCTTGGCTTGGGTCGATGCCCACCACAACTGGCCCGGGGTGGGTGAGTTTTGGGTCTTGGATGCCCGAAACAAGCTGACCTCTGGCCGTCCGCCGATCCTGCAAATTCCCGCCGAGCAAAGCCGCTCAGGCTACCCCGCAAACATGATCGTCAGCCCTGACGAAATCTTCAAAATCTAAAGGAGAGCACCATGCCCACCATCACTTTGCGCCGCCGTGACGGCTCCGAAATCAAGACCGTCAAGTCCCACCTGCTGATCTGCCATGCCGGGGCAGTCACCCACACCCTGCACGTCCACAAAAACGACTCGGGTGAATGGGTCGTGTCCGATCCCGGCTCGGGCGGCAAGCTCCTGCACCTTGAGGCCATGTACCGTGGTTGCCCCGTCAGCACCTACGGGTTCACCTATCCCGAGGTCAAACCTCTGGCCCAAGCTCAGGTCGATCTGCTGATTGAGCGGGTCGGATCGGATCGTTTCAACGACATCCTTGGCGCTCATGTGGTCAAGGCTTGACCGATTCAATTTAAACAGTACACTAGTGCTACTTTCAGGAGATCGATATGACAACCACCAACCGTGAAGACTGGCTGACCGCCGCCGTGAATGAACTGCGCCCCTTCTTTGATGCCATCAACAAACCCCTGCCGCAGAACGTTCGTGTGACGTGCGGGTTTCCATCGAACGCCAAGCGTTCGGGTGCTATCGGTGAATGCTGGGCCGACACCGCCTCCGCAGACAAGACCTTTGAGGTTTTGATCAGCCCCACCTTGGACAACCCCTTGCTGGTGTTCGAGGTGCTGGTGCATGAGTTGTGCCACTCGACTGCCGGGGCCATGAACCACGGCCTCAACTTCCAGAAGGTCGCCGCCCTGATGCACCTTGTGCCAAGTGCTGGCCCGAAAGGTTGGAAAGCCACGGGCCGTTCCTCTACCTTTGAGCCGACCTTCGGCGAGATCATCTCGTCCCTCGGCGCATACCCTCATGCGGCCCTGACCATGAACACAAAGAAGGTGCAGACCACCCGGATGTTGAAGGCCGTGTGCCCATCCTGTGGGTACACAGTACGCCTCACCTCTAAGTGGGCCGCCCTTGGCCTACCGTCCTGCCCACAGGACAGTGACACCCTCAACCTCGTTTAAACAGGAGACCAGCCATGATCGCCACGAATACCCTCACCCCAATCAAAAACGAAATCTTGAAGTTGCCCATCGCCCGTGTCATGGGCGCTTGGGATTTGCACGGTGACAGTCGCCCCCTGCTGGGGTCGGTGAGCAACCAGAAAAACACCGCCGCAGACCTGCTGGCTGAGGCCGTCCACCACGGCAAGCTGACGTTGGACGCCATCCGCAACGCCCCACCAGCCGCACCACCTGCCTCGGCAATCCCTCAGGCAGACCCCGCTGTTGCCGCCGTGGCGGGTCGTGCCGCCGCTGATGCTCTCGATGCCCTGCAAGCGGTTCAGGACATGAGGGACGGGTTCAAATCCGACCTGACCAACCTCAATACCCGCCTCGCCATCGAGCGTGAAGACCGCACCGCCGACCTCGACCAGATCAAGGCCAGCCTCGAGAAGATCAGCAAGGCCAGCAAGGTGAAGGTCGATGACCGTAAGGTAGAAGAGGCCGTGGCCCGTGTGGTCGCTGATGCGTTTGCACCGTTCAAGGCCGCAGTCGAGGCCGCTGGCGCTCAGGCCGTGGTCGCCGACCTGTCCTCTGTGCGTGTGGTCAGCACCGAGACCTGCCTCGATGCGTTCGGCGTGAACGTGTTGGATCGAGCCGGGAACCCCCTCACGGTGGACATCTGGAACGACCCGACTGCCCCGGCTGTTGACCCTCACTTCATCTGGACGCACGACATCCTCCAGCACCTGCTGTTGACGCAAGAGACAGGCGAGAACGTGTGGTTCGGTGGCCCCAAGGGCACGGGCAAGTCAGAGACCGCCCGACAGTTTGCCGCAGTCACAGGCCGTGCGTTTAAACGCATCAACTTTCACAAGTACACCAGCGCCGAGGACTACATCGGTGCGGTGGGTTTGGAGAATGGTCAGACCGTGTTCAAGCGTGGCGACTTCCTCGCCGCCTTCACTCACCCCAGCACCGTGATCCTGCTGGACGAGGTGACCAACGCCGACCCCGGCGAACTGGCCCCGCTCAACGGGTTCTTGGAGCCCAACAGCGCCGTGTCTTTTGGCGGGTCTGTCCAGAGCCGTGCCCCCGGTGTGCTGGTGTTCGCCGCCGACAACACCCTCGGGAATGGTGACGACTCGGGCCGCTACGCCGGGACACGTTCAATGAACAGCGCCTTGGTCGATCGCTTCGCCCGTGTGGTGGAGTTCGGCTACCTGCCCATCGAGTCGGAGGTCGAGGCCGTGGTGCGCCACACCAAGTGCCATCCTAAGCTTGCCGAGCATATCCTTGCCGCCGTGCGCTTGGCCCGTGAGAAGGTGCAGACGGGCGAGGTGATCGATGCCCCATCGATCCGCTCGGTGATCGGTTTTGTTCGTGCCCTGCGGGTGTTGCCCATCGACAAGGCATGGGCCACGACCATTGCCGCCCGTCAACCAGCCGAGTCGCTTCCCGGCTTGACCGCCATATACGTGTCCTGCATCAACGAGGACACCATCAACCAGTACCTGTGAGGTTCACATGAACATCGAAACCATTCTCTCCCGCCCCAACCTGCGCGGGTATCAGTTCCGACAGGGCCTTGAGTCGTTCGCACACAAAGCCGCCCAGTCCCTTGGCCTTGAGAAAATCAAGGTTTACTGGCTGGCTGACGTGCAGACCGCTGGCATGAGCGGTAGCAACGACCTGTACTTGTCCAACGTCACCGATGAGGCCATTATCAGCCGTGCGCTGGTCTTGAAGTACGCTGGGTACGTGGTGCATGAACTGCTCCACAGCAAGTACACCAACTTCAACGTGCGTGGATCGAGCCAGTACATCCAGCAACTGCACAACGCCGTGGAGGACGGTTGGATCGAGAACACGGGCATCCAGTGGGGAATCTTGGGCAACATCGCCCCCCTGCTGGGTGAGTTGATCGACACCATGAACCGCCAAGCACTGGCAGAGGTGACCGACTGGGACGACCCAGCGCAGTACCCCTACCTGCTGGCTGTCCACTGCCGCAAACACGCCACCGTGAAGTTGCCCGTCAACCCCCGCCTGTTGCCCATCTTCGATGAGGCCGCTCGGCGGTGCTACAACGCCACCTCCAGCGCCGACACCTTGCTGGTCGCTGAGTGGGTCTATGACCAGATCAAGCAAGAGTCGGACAAGCCCAAGGACAAGCCCAAGGACAAGCCCAAGGGCAAGAAGGCCGACCAGAACACACCCTCAGAGCCACAGGATGGGCCTACAAGCCCCTCAAATGACGAGGGTAAGGGTGAGGGTACTGCCGAGGGTGAAAAGCCTTCCCCCATCAAATCACCCGAGGGTGTTCAGGCCCGTGAGGTCGAACCCAAGCTTGAAGAGGGTGGCGCGATGGGCAATTACAGCGCCGACTATGACGTGCGGAGTGGCAAGGTCTGCACGGGTGGCAGGATCGAGGTCACCGATGTACCGATTCCCGCCAAGCTTCGCTACGAGGTCAAGCGCCTGTTCGAAAACTCGGGCATCACTGAGTTCAGCCGCAACCGCAAGTTCGGTTCTGTCAACGTCCACGCCCTCCCGGGTGTTGCCGCTGGAAACGATCGTGTGTTTAAACGCCGCCTCGATGTCGAGGGTATCGACTCTGCCGTGGTGATCCTGCTGGACATCAGCGGTTCGATGTTCGGCAATGACGACCCCAAAAAGCACCGTGTTGTGTCTGCGGTTCAGGCTTGCCGTGCGCTGATGGACACCCTGACTGCCGCCGGGGTCAAGGTTGCCGTGGTGGCTTTCGGCACTTACGTGTTCGAGTTGAAGACCTTCGATGGCAATCACCGCAAGACCAGCGCCCTGCTGGGCACGGTGAAGCCAGCGGGTGGAACGAACGACTACGCCGCCCTGCGCCATGCCCACCAGATGCTGATCAAGCGCCAAGAGAACCGCAAGCTGGCCTTCGTGATCACTGACGGGCGAGGCAACGTTGATGGTGTGCGCCAACAGGTAGCCTCTGGCAACGCCTTCGGTGTGACGACCATCGGCATCGGCATCAACACCGACATCGCCGACATCTACGGCAACGCCGTCACCATCCGCAAGCCCGAGGACATCGGCGCTGTTTCATTCAAGCAGATCAAGCTTGCCGCTTAATCAACCCGCCCCTTCGGGGGCTTTTTAGGAGAGAGAACATGAACCACTACGCAGTCGAACTGACCCGCACCGTGTACATCACCATCAACGTTGATGCGCGAGACCCCACCGAGGCCGAGGAGTTGGCTTGGAGGGAGATCGAAAACGGCAACTACGCTGGTGATGCCCACTGGGAAATCAGCGACATCTCGGAGGAGGTCGCCGATGACGACACCCGATCCAACGGCCCACATGGAGCAGGGTCATGATCTACGCAAGACTGATCGTTTACGCATTCGCCATCACCATTCTTGGGCTTGACCTGTTTTTGTGGAGGCCAGACTGATGACCGTAGAAGAGGATGCGTTTAAACACATGAATGAAGCCTACGACCAGATCGTGATGGCTCTCGACTCAAACCATCTGGACAGGGAGGACGCCTTCGCCCTTCTCGCCCAGATGCTCTGCCAGTTGTCTCAGGATGACCGGGATCACTTCATCAACAAGATGAACTTTTTTTACAGCATGGAAAAAGCCATGCGCCCCGAACTCAAGGAGATGCACTAATGAAACACATAATCGATGCCCTGCGCCAAGAGAAGTTCAAAGTCACCATCTATGACAACGGCACTGACAAGGTGGACTTCGTCCTCGCTGTCGTGATCGATGAACCCATCGACATCTGGTGTGTCGCAACCATCATTGGAAATGCTGGTGCCCTGCCTTTTGTGGAGGGCCGATACCTGTTTTTCCCCGGCCTACAGATCGACACCGAAACCTACGACTACATCTGTGCGTAAGATCAAAACCCTGCGTGACCCGTGCCCACACTTCGCCCGACAAGCCATTGAGTTCGACCATTTGCTGGAGATTCATCCCGACAAGCAGAGGTTCAAACGGGGCGAGAAGTTCATCAGGTACGAGCGCATGCGATGGTGCGTTTACACGCACTCTGACAGCCCGCAAATCTACGGGCGCTACAACACTGTAACCACTGCAGTGTTTCATGCATTGAAATGAAGAGGGGGGAGAGGCATCAAGCTTCTCCCCCCTTCTTTTTTTTCGTCTGTACTTTTCAGAACATATCCAAGTTCTCGGAATACGTACCTGCGGTTTTGTTGAATATCAGGGTAGTCTCACCCTGCGTCCCTACCCAGCGGTAGCGGCACTTCCAGACCGCCAACTCCGTGTAATTGTCTTTGCGGTGGATCGTGATACCGCAGTCGGTCTTCGCCCACCATGCCATCGAGCCGCTGATCGACATACCGTCCGGCCTTGGTTGCTCCACACCCGAGCGTGTGATCTTGCTGGGATGGGCCACGAACCATGTGTGTACATCGTGGGCCATGCAGAACTTCTTCACCTTGGTGAGAATCTCGCTGATGGCGTTCGTCTCGGTCTTGTCCGATCCGGGCATCTCGATGTAGTTGTACGGGTCAATCACCAGACCACGCACACCCATGCGCTTCACCGCCGCCCGTGCCCGTGTCAGGATCGAATCCAACGTGCTGGGTTCTTCGCCATTGGTATCGATGAAGAGGAAGTGTTCGTTGACCCATTTAAACGCATCATCCGATACCTGTTTACTCATCCGATCCCGGCCTTCGTAGAAGGATTGGAATGTGTAGAGTTCCATCAGTCGGGTGATGTGGACTTCGGGCTGGTTCTCGAAAGAGCAGATCGCAAACTTCCAGTCGTTGTCCCGTGCGAGGTTGACCATCAACTGATCCACAAAGTTCGACTTACCAGACGATGGGTAGCCCGTGACCACCGTCATCTGCCCCGGTGCGATGGTGTAAAGGCTGTCAATGGATGGGTAGCCCGTGCTGAACCCCTTACCCGTGCCTTTGGTGTAGAGGTCGTTGATCTTGTCAGCGTAGGCCGTGGCTTCGGAAATGCCATTGATGGGATACGGTTCTGCGTCTTCGATGATCTTGTTTAAACGTTCAACCGGGTTTAGCTCCGCCGTCGGGTCATCGTCGAGCCATGCGTCGTTTAAATCTTTCCATTCAAACTTGGCGAGTCGGCACTTCTCTTTGCCGATGCGTCTTGCGAGTTCTTCTGCCAGAGCCTGACCGGGGCCGTCCTGATCAGTCGCCAGCACAACGTAGGGTGCGGCATCGATGATCTCTCGGGCGTTCCACACAAACCCAAACTTCTTGTCTTCTGTCGGCAGTACCTTGCCGTCTGCAACCTTAACTGGTGCGCCGCCCGGGACGCTCACCACGTTCTTGATACCTGCCTCGATGGCGGTCAGGCAGTCCATCTCGCCTTCGACAATGATGAGGGGCTGGCCCTTCTCCACCTTGTCGATGCCAAAGAAATCATGTGCCCCACCTGCGTCTTGTGTGAAATCCTTCGCTTCGATGCTTCGGTACTTCGCCGAGACCAGCGCCCCGTTTCGGTAGTACGGGAAGCCAACCGCCTGTGTGGGTTTACTCAGCCGGGAGAAGAACTTCTCCGCCGAAAAGAGCCTCATTGAGTCTGCGGTGATCTCCGATATGCCCCTCGACTTGAGCCATTGGTAATGCTGGAAGGTAAGCCTGTTGCTGACGATTGACTGAGCAGGTACAACTGACAATTTGGTCTCCTTGGGTTGCACAGAACCCGATGCGTAACAGTGGTGGCAGTGATAGACAACTGCGCCGTCATCCTTGCGGGTCAGCGTCATGTCTTTGAGGTTTTGTTTTCTGCGGTCAGGTGTGCAGAATGGGCAGATGACCCGGGTCGAGTCGTGGAAATGTGTATCAGCTACAAGAGCCTCAATCATTTCATGGCCCCTGAGCTTGTGCGTTTAAACGACCGATTGGCCGAGGCCGGTTTCGCTTTGAGGTTGCTGCGAGCAGATGTCCCGCCTTTACTGAGAGGGGTCATGTGATCGACATCCTTGCCGTCACCCTTCTTCACGACCCCTTCACGCTCCAACATTCTCCGGGCTTTGTTTCTCTGCGCCCTTTTCTTCTTCACCGCCTCTGTCCCATCGTAGTTGGCGTACTCTTCTTTGTAGTTCCGTGGCATTGCGACTCCTGTTACTGGCCCTGATCGAGAGGGGCCATCATGTTGGTGGGGGTACTGGCTACGTCTGTTTGCTCTAGGCTTGTGGCATAGCGCGTGAAGGTCTCCCAATCACCAGCATCCGCTTTCCCCCCGAAAATTTAACCCTCCAGAGAGAGTTCCGTCTGTTCTGGTGGGCGGTAGTTCTCCACCTTGACCCCGTTGGTGATCGCATCAACCAAGTCATTCTGACTTGCCATACGAACCACGAACGATGTTTGTGCGACATGAATCAAGGCTTGATGCCTTGAAGATGCCCTGACCAGACGGACATTGTTATCCGATGTCCCAACAATGTAAATGCGTTCTTCTCTCATACTCTTCCTTTTTTTTGAATGCCTTGCGGCGCTTGGTTTTGTAGACGTTGATCTACGTTTACTTCATAACCAAATGCTTCGCCTTGCTCATGTCAATGTACGCATTACTGCGTATAGCGGTGCGTCCATTGATAGTTGCTTGGGTCTGCGTGGTGATGATCTTGATGCTGGGCACGTACAGGCCGCAGTCTGATATTGTTTGAACAAGCAGGGTCTCCGATGGAACGATGTACAGGAAGCCAATCAGCTTGGTACACATCGCATCAGCAACCTGCTTGCCCCGGGTGATCTTGTCGAACGTGACAAGCCATGAGTTCTCGTAACGCTCGGTGAACCCGTGAAGGTCTACGTCATAACGGCACTTCGTTTCGACAACCCCGGCAATGACCCCATCCTTCACCAGTAAGGCATCAACATCTGCGGGTTGATCTTTCTGCGTTTGGATGTAGCTGTACATGGGGTAGTTACTCAGGAAGATGTCCCGTGCTTTCTGCTCATCGGCCAGACTTTGCTGGCCCCGCTTACTCAGTATGTCCATCTCTGTTGCTCTCTGTTCTTTTACGCCGGATGGATAGTTTCCACCCAAAGACCCCCTACCCCACGGGATGTGAGGAGAAGGGGAAGGTTCCACCCCTGCAAAGCAGGATCATCATGTGACGGATCGTCCGTCTACCCTCGGCTTGATGATTCGACCAGCCGCACGGATTATTCGGGAACTGCCCCCTAGACGTGAGTCATACCGTGTCGCGGTTTTCTTCCGAGCGGCCCCACTTGCGGCCCCTGCTGTCGTGCGGAGTACGGAAGTCGTGGAAAGTACAGACGTAAAAAAGCCGCTTGCAACTGCGATCCCGGTAGCAACCTTGCCTAATACCTCTCAACGGGCATTAGGCAAAGCGGAATCGCATGTGTAAGCGGCTTCAATTTCTGTCACTTGCTACGGCAACAGCTTCACTGTACCACCACATTTCAACCAGTGTCAAGCACCTTGTTGAAAAATATTTGTCTTCGTTGAATGTTGTTGGATGTTGTTGGACGTTACTGGAACCACGGCAGAACCACGGCAGAACCACGGGGTTCATACAGGGTTCACACAGGGTTTGCGTTTAAACGCTATGGATATTAATCGCCAAAAAGGCGAGGGTATCAGAGGTTACAGACGTTACAAGTGGAGTTATGCGTTTAAACATTACAGCTCAACCGGCTGCCTGCGAGCTGCACGCCGGCCTGCTTTTCGTTTACACTGGCAGGGCAGGGTGTCTCCCCTTGCAGTTGCTTCTCCTTCAGCCCCGGCCTTTGCGCTGGGGCTTTTTTATTGGGGCAACGGACTCGATCTTCTCCACCAGTATTTCTGCCCGTGGGTTCTCGGGGTCAAGCCCCCAGTACGCATGGCGCTCCTTCACCTGCCTGTCGTTCTCATAGATCAACCCCTGCATCAGGTCGAGGATCAACGACTCGTCCAAGTCTGGCCTTCGGCTGGCGTAGAAGATGTGCAGAGTAACTCGCAGATCACCCGTCATCAGCGTAGCCAACGGCTGGCACTGTTGCCGAAAAGCATCAGAGTAGTTCAACGCCTTCTGCGACTTGATCAGACGGGACATCCCCCCGAACTTCACCACCCTCCTGCTGTTGGCCTTCGATGCTGGCTCACCAAAAATAATTTGCACAAGGGCTTGCAATTCTGGTGTATCATCACTATCATTGGAGATGTCAGTCATAGCAACCTTTGGAGAAAAGATGAAAATTACGAACGTTCACAATGTACCAGAACCTCTGGTCACCCTTGCAAAGGCCGAATTTTATAGCAAGGGTGATGCTCAGTACAGCGTTACAGAGATCATGTCTCCTCCCAAAATCCGCCGCTTGCGGGAGAAGTACTCCGAGCAGATCACGCAGGATGCCAGCGATATGTTGTGGAGCCTGTTGGGCTCTGCCCTCCATGTGGTGATGGAGCGTGGCGACACCCCGGGCTGGCTCAAGGAAGAGCGCATCTTCGCTGACGTGGACGGGGTCAAGATCAGCGGGGCGATCGACCTTCAAGAAGAGACGCCCAAGGGAATCATCATCCACGACTACAAGTTCACCTCTGCGTGGGCAGTGATGCAGGAGAAGGAAGAGTGGGCCGAGCAGTTGAACATCTATAAGTGGTTGGTCGAGACGGTCAAGAAGAAGAAGGTGGTGGGCCTGAAGATTTGCGCTTTGGTCAGGGACTTCAACCGACACGAAACAAAGGAAGGCTACCCTGCCGCCCCCATCTGCATGGTGGACATCCCGCTGTGGGACAGCATCAAGACCGAGACCTACATCCGCAACCGTCTTGAGATGCACCGCGATGCCAAGATGAAGGCCGACTTTGGTGAACAGCAACAAGACTGTTCCAACGAGGAACGCTGGATGTCGGAGACGACATACGCCGTGAAGAGGGAAGGTCGCAAGACAGCGATCCGTGTTTTTAAAACCATTGAAGAGGCCACGGAACTGGCCGAGAAGGAGAAGGGCTATGTCGAGACAAGAACTGGAGAGCCAAGACGATGTGCCGGGAACTTTTGTGGTGTTTCGCAGTGGTGTGAGCAGTACCAAAAAGAGCTTCCTTGAGAAGAAGAAGCTGTGGTGGGAGTGGCACAAGGCCAACCCTCAGGTGTGGGAATACTTTGAGCGGTTCGCCTTTGAGGCCATCAGACACAAGCGGGAGAAGATCAGTCACTGGCTGATCATCAACCGGATCAGGTGGGAGACATCAATCGTTACAACAGGAGAAGACTTCAAAATTTCAAATGACCACATCGCTTTTTACGCACGGCTCTGGAAGGCCAAGCACCCAGAGCACAAAGACCTTTTTACAACCAAACGAATGATCGGAGAAATACATGATTGATGAGCTTGCTAAAGAGTTGGGCGCGGAGGATTGGCCCAAGGGGCTGTACATGATCTTTGCCAAAGAAGGAGAGACGCTGATGTGCAGAGTGATTGGGCTTACCCGTACAACCGCCAAGGTTCAGCCTTGGGACTTCATGTTCGGGGGCATTGACGAAGATGTTGTTCAAGAGATTGTTTTGGCCGAGTGGGATTCGTTCCACGCCTTTGACGACCTTTGGGACATGGATGATTACCACGACAAAAACTACCCTTTGACAAACACCGGAGA